TCTCGTATAAGAAGTAGGCAAGCTGCTTTTCGTTTTGAAAGCACTACTACAGGCCAGCAATGGAGGTTGGGAGGAGTAAGATTAGATATGAAACCGGATGGTAGAAGATGAGCAGAACACCTGAACAAGTATTAACAAAAACAACTTTACCGCTACCGGAAAGAGAGTATCAAGAATCCTATTTTAGAAGGTTAGTAGGTGATATTCAAAGGATATTTACCAGCTTACAAACACCAGAGGAAACTAGAGAAGAGTCTGAAACCTTTTCTTGGTTTATAACTTAATGGCAAGAGCCTATTTAAATATTGTGAAAAATGGTTTATCATCTGGTGATAATACAATTTATACTTGCCCACAAGGTGGACAAGCTATAGTTAAAGTTGTAAATATATATAATACTACTGCGGGAGCTGTAACAGTTTCTACAAAAGTATTAGATAGTTCCTCAACCACTACAGGTGTATGGAACGAAACATCAGTGTCAGCAAACACTCAAGAACGAGTCCTTCAAAACGGAGAAGTTATAATTTTGGAGTCAAGTGACGTATTGAAAATAAACGCTGGGACAGGAACGGCAATAGATTCAATAGTTTCTTTACTTCAAATAACATGAGGACAATATGGCGTGGTATGATTTTATTCTAGATACTGGTAAACAATTTTTTAAACCTCAGAATTTAATGAATTCTTTAGGAACCGCAGGCATTATGCAATTGTTTGGCGGTAATAGTGATGATTTTAAAAGAAACTTTTTATTAAGTAATTTATCACGATCTTCAAATCCTTTATCATTAAGTGCTAAAGACAAGAAAAAAGCTTTTGCACAGTTAACTCCTAAAGAACAACAAGAATATACAAATTTAGCTCGTTCTGGAAATTTAAGAAAAGAAGACTTTCAAACTTTTAAAGATTTAGGAGTTATTAAACCGGGCGCATTTAATACTCACGAAGATTATTTACAATACTTTCAATCGAAACAAGCTCCTTCAGCGGGACAAGGTTTACCTGATTTTACTCCAACAGGAGAACCTAAATTAATGTATACATCTATGGGTGGTGGATCTAATCAACCTTCCCAACAAATAAGTACAACTTCTTATAAAGGTTTTAATGATCCAGCTGGTATATTAAGTTTACCTAAATCTCAAGGAACAAGTCGCGGTAGCGCACCTGATTATGAAATAACACCAGGTCCGAGAGGAACACATACGTATTATGATCCAAAGAGCGGAGAAAAATTTATTCTTGGGAAGGATAATTCAATAAATATGATAACTCAAGGCACTCCTTCAGCCCCCGGCTTTGGACAAGGAGGATTTAATTTTAATCAAGGTATTGGTGGATTAAATAAAGGATTCTTTGGACCACATCTTCAAAACTTTGATCAAATTATGATGAATAAACTTTTATTAGAGGCTATTAATCCTGACTATTATAAGAAAAGAGATTTTGCGGCAGAAGCTGAAGAAAGAGATAAGAGATTAAGAAGAGAATTTAGAACAGAAAGTTTAGATCCAATGAGGTCAGGTTTTGCACGCAATTTGCGTCCACGAGGATATAAATCTGGTGGGATTACTGATTTAACAAACGGTGGAGAATCGGCTGGTCCCGGAACAGGAACTTCTGACTCTATCCCGGCTTTATTATCTGATGGTGAATTTGTTATGACAGCTGAAGCGGTAAGAAATATGGGCAATGGTTCACGCCAACAAGGAACTCGTAAAATGTATGATTTAATGAACAATTTAGAAAGAAAAGCATAATGGCTGAGATAGGACAATCACAACAAACATATATGGATCCTATAAAAAGGGAATTACTTAATTTCTTAACGCAACAGTCTATGGGTTTAATTAGCGGAATGCAACCTAAGCTAGATGAGCAAGGAAATATTATTTATGGTACACGACAAGATTCTTTAGGAAATCCTTTACCAGAAATGGAATATGTAGGAAGGCCTTTTTCACAAGACGCTGTTACTAAACAAGTTGCACCTTTAACCGGGTTAGAAACATCTGCTTACCAAGCTGCTGGCGCTGGAGTTGGTCAATTTCTTCCTTACTTACAAGATGCAAGAAGATTGTATGGTGAGTCGGGAGCGCTAGAAAGAGAGCGAATACCATTTGTTACCGAGGGTATATTAGGGACGCGTAAAGGAATGGATCTTGTAGAAAGCGCATTACCTTATTATCAAGGAATTGCTGACGAAAATAGATTTACAGAACAAGTTGCCGATAGATTAACACAAAGATTAGAAGATAATGAAGCTAGACAATTAAGTAATTTAGCACGAAGCGCTGGTGGATCTGGAGCTTTAGGCGGAAGTCGTTACGGAATAGAAAGAGCTAATATACAAGAAGGAACTCAAGAAGCTTTAGCTGATAGTTTAGCAAACTTGTATAACACAAATTTTCAAAATCAAAGACAAGCTGAACAAGTTGCAGCCCAAGGTATAAGTAGTTTAGGTAGCACATATGGAAATATGGCAAGCGCTGTTCCATCTGTTGCTCAAGGATATGGATCTGTAGCAACTGGACTTGGATCTTTAGCTGGTAATTTTGCTCAATTAGGTCAAACAGGACAACAAATGTATGGACAAGATTTAAACACAGCTAGAACATATGGACAATCATTGAGAGATTATAATCAAAGTTTATTAGACACACGACAATCTAATTTATATGCTGAACAATCTTTACCGTTCCAGTTATTAGGTTATATGTCAGGTGTTACAGGAAGTTTACCAAACAACAATTACACTATATCAACTCCATTACCTAGCCAAGGCGATACCTATGGAATGGCATCCGGTATAGCTGGTGTAGGTCCGTTTGGTGGAGGGAGTGTATAATGCATAAACCTTGGCATCAAAGATCTATGATGAGATATAATGTTGGTGGACCGGTATCACAAAGAAGACAACGCAGAGTTAAGTTACCGGTAACTATTAATGAAGAAAAACGCCCGCCGTCTTTAATTCCTAACACGAGAGGTAGAAGTGTTGGAGTAGATGAAAATCTTATTAAATATTTACAAAAACAAATAAAAGATATTCCAGTAAATGAATTACCTTTAGGAGAAGATATAGGTGGAACAACTCCGATGAGACGATTTTTAAATAATCCTCAATTTGTACATAATAGAAGAAAAAATACTTCTCAAGGGAAAGCATTATCTGGCTTGATAAAAGAACAAGAAAGATTAAATCTTTTAGCAGATTTTGAAAAACAGTTAGAGTTTGAAAAAAATCCTAAAAGAAAAAATAGGTTGCGTAAAAAAATAAATCAATTAAAAAATAGTGGAGTTGGAGGATTAATAAACGCAAGAAATTTTGATATTAAAAAAGGTATTGAAAGAGATCCCGCAAATCTTTTAGGAATAGAATCCCCTTCCATAGAGTTACCTCAATTTGATACTTCGGGACAAAGGATTCAAAAAGAAATTGATGATGCAAATACACAATCTGTCGATATTGATTTAGAGAGCGTTATGCCTACTGCATCTGGTAAAGAAGTTGATCAAACAGAGGTTGAAGAAACAACCGAATCAGATCCAAGTCCAACTCCAGAAGAACCACAAGAGGAAACAGTGGAAGATTTTATAGAGCGCATGAGGAGAGAGTCTTTTATTGATAGAAGTCCAGAATACAGACCGGAGGCAATACGAGCTGGTAATGTAGCTCAAATGTATGGTGAAATTGCTCCAGGTCAGGTAGGTGGTTTTGGTGTGGGACTGTCCCGCGGAGCGCGGACAGCGGAGCTGCGCCAGCAAGGTATTGAAGATAAAGAAAGAGAATACGAAAAAGAAAGAGAAATAGAGATGGCTAAGTTAAGAGCTGAGGCTGCCTCAACACCAGCCTACGGTGATTTGGCTGATTTAACTGTAGGTCAATTAGGAGGTAACGATATTATAGCTCAAATATACAAAAGTAAGCGTCCGGGATTATATGATTCAAAATTTGCAGAGGGACAAGCAGCAAATGTTATTCAAGTTGTAGATGAAGGAACAAGAACTTTAAATAGATATTTAAAAGCTATAGATGCATTAAGCGCTAACGCTGATTTAGCTACGGGTGGTTTACCACAATTACAAAAATTAGCCGCTCAACTGGGAACACTGTTTAATTTAAAACCATCAGCATCTAATATGCAAAACCAAAATGCAATAGTAGATTTTCTTCAATTAGAATTAGCAAAAGAGTTATTAGGAGAAGGTGGTAAAACTATTTCTGACACTGAAAGGCTAATGGTTAAAGAAGCTTTAGGCGCTCCGAATACATTTACATCTCCGGATCTTTTAAGAAGAAGGCTCAAAGAAGTAAAATTAAAACTATTATCTAGTAGAGATGCTCATAAAAGATTTTTAAATAATGCTGCAGAAAAGTTTCCAGACATTGGCGCAGAATTATCTAGAAGAAATAAAACTGTAAAAAAATCAGATTACATGGGAAATTAAATGGGTACTTATCAGTTAGAAACACCAAACGGAGGATTACAATCTTTTGAAATTGATGGAGATAAACCAACTGAAGAAGAACTTGTCTCTATTCAAAAGTATGTAGAAAAAAATAGAACTCAAACTCAATCAGATGTAGATGTTTTTTTTGAACAAGCTGGAACACCTGTTAGAGACGGACTCTCTTCTACTACAGATCCATCTCAATATGTGGATCAAAATATAGCGCAATCACCTGACAGAGAGAAATATGACGCTGATGTTGATTACTCAAGTGGAATAAAAAATGCTGGTTTTCGATTGAGATTTTCTAATTTAAATAATGATAAAGAAAAAGCTTTATTATTAAATAAAGAATTAGGCCCGCAAAAAGAATTTTGGGATGTCGATAAAATTGGAAGATTTATTTTGACAACTGCTGGAAGACAAAAATTAGGAGATACTGGAGAAGGTAAAATAGCTATAGATGAAGAAGGGTTTAGTTGGAATGATCTTACAGATTTTATAGGTGAGGCGGGTATGCCTATTGCAGGTGCTATAGCGGGAACTTTAGGAGCTTTAGCTTTTGCCCCGGTTGCAGCGCCTTTATTAGTTGCCAGTGCTGGAGCTGGATTAGGAGCTGGAGCATTTACTTTTTTTGATGAATTACAACAAAAAGGACGAGGTGTAGCAGATGAAGATTTTAATGAATATGGAAAAAGAGCGGCAGTAGAAACAGCTTTAGCTGCTGGTGGTGAATATGTTGGTGGTGTTCTTTTTAATACTATTAGAAGGTTATTTAAAAAAACAGGAGGAGCAGGTTTTACTAAAGGAGAGATAGCCGAAATAAATGAAAAATTATTAAAGGAAGATCCCTCAGCTAAAAAATTTAAAGATCCAACTAGATTTACTACCGATGTATTTTTAGGTAGATCTGCTGGTAAAGAGGGAATGGAAAGAGCAGAACAATTAAAAAGTTTAATAAAGGAAGGTTACACGCCGGATATGACTGGAGAAGGTTTAAGTAATAGACCTATTTTAGGTGTTAATGTAAAAATATTTGAAAGTATTTTCCCAGGAAGAGTTGATGAAAACGCTACTATTTTACGAAGAAGAATAGCAGATGAATTATTTGAGGGCAGAGAAGATTGGTTAGACACGGCAGAATTAGAAAAAATGGTTAAAGAATTTGAGTCTGGAAAATTAAGAATAGGCTCAGAAATGGTTGATTTGGCTGAGGATGATATTAAAAATTATCTTACTACAGCTTATGACGGTATTCTTAATAAAATAGTTACTCAAGGATTTGATTCTGGGCAAGCGGCAAAACAATTAAGTGAAGTGCAACAAGCTTTTCATAAAACAATGGATGATACATTTGAAGCTATTGACACAGATATGGGTGTAGCAAATATGAAATTACAAGCAGCGAGTAAAGGTAAAAATTTAGATGAAACAGCATTTACTCCTGAAGAATTAGCAGATATGGAAAGTTTAGGAGATGATGTTTTAAAACAGTTAGCTGCAGATGGAATACCTACTGATGAATTAAGAAAAATTTCCGATACTTTAATTATTAAACCAAATGTAGCGGGAACAGCAGGCCCACGGGGACCTGCTTTTATTATTCCTACTCAATTTAGAAACGCTTTAGAAGAATTAGTTCAAGAAGGTGGATTAGATCCTCTTAGAGTAAATAATCCTTTAGTGAAACAACTTATTATTCCAGATGAAGACAACCCTTTAACACATTTATCATTAAGACAGGTAAATAATATAAGAGGATATATTAATAATTTTGATGCAGAAACTGCATTAGTAGGTGATAAATCAAAATTTGGATTAGCTCAATTAAGGGAATCTTTAGATAATGATCTAGCGTCATCCGCAAACAGAATAAGAGATATTAATGATATATTATCAAAAAGAACTGCTTTAAATGAGCCACAAAAAAACCTTAAAGACGCATTTAAAATTATGGAAAGATCTGTTGATGATTTAGAAAAAGCTCAAATAAATTACAGAAATTTTATGGAGCATCAAGACGATGCTTTAATTAGATCTATAGCTAAATCTACTGCTGATAAAAAAATAGATCCAGCACAATATTTAAATACATTATTAGATAGCCCTACTAACTTAGCTAAATTTATTTCATCTTTAAGAAAAGCTAAATCTAGCCCGGGCATAGAAGATATAAGAAAAAATTTAAAACAACCTGATGAATTTACGATGGGTGAAAGAGAGACTGCAAGTAGATTAGAGGCTAGAATTTTAGGAAAAGATTTTGCTGATACAACTGCTCAAGAAAGAGCTAAAGTTTTTCAGAATGTGGAGAGTAAAATTAAAGCTGGCGAAGTGTTAACAGATCCCAATGAAATGAATTTAAAAAACATTATAGATAATGTTCAAAGAAGAAAAGAAAATTTTCAATCTTTTAATGTGGCTTTAAATGACACCTTACCTCAAATTGAAAATAAAAGTATTGAATTATTACAAAAGAAATTTTTTCAAAATGCTATTGAAAAAGCAACTGTTGACGGTAAATTTGATGTAAGAAGATTTGGACAATACATAGATAGTTTTAATGCTAAACCTAGAGTTGCAAAAGGAATTAAACCTGGGACTGCTGAATCTGGTACTATTGCTCCTGAATTTGAAAATAAAACTTTTTTTGAAATGCTTTTTCCAGATGGTAAAGGTATAGAGTTAATAGACAATATTCAAAAATTAAATAGAAATATTGCTGACGGAGAAATTGATAATTTTACATTTATAGCTGATGATCTTTCTTTAAATAATCCTACACCGAATATTGCTGGACAACAAATAGATGAATTAATTTCTAAAATAAAAGAGGGTAAAGAATTATCAGAAACTTTAGTTGGCCCTCAATCAGCACGAATGGCTGACTTAGCTGAAAATCAAACCGGTAGTCAAGCTTTAAGGTACATTGTTGGAAGAAGTCCCGGCGAACAAGCACAATATTTTAGAGCGGCTAATAAACATATAAACAAACTTGAAGAAGCGGGGAAAAAAAACGAAGCTGCAGAATTTAGTAAATTTAGAGATGGTGTAAGAGATTTAGTATTAGCTCGATTAATTGATAGAGGATCAGGTAATTCGGCAGATGCAGTATTTAATGTATTAGATCCTAGAAGATTAAGCAGATTATTAAGTGAAGAAGGTAGAATCTCTGGATACAGTCCAACCGATATGAATGAAATATTTGGCATAGAATTTGATAAAAAAATATTTGGTAAAGTTCCTAAAAATTTTCGTGAAGCTTTAAAATTGTTTGGCAAAGAGGCAGAATTAGTTTCTTCATTAGGTGGAGCTAAAAAAGACATAGGTGTAGGTTTGCAAGCAGCAACAGCTAAAGCTAATGCATCTCAAGGATTTTTATCAGGAAGCGCTAAACAAGCTTGGTCAGGTTTAAGTAAAATAGGAAGAGCTTTAGTTATGTCTAGAACAATTCAATCAAAATTTTATATGGACATTGCCACCAATCCTCCACAAAGTTTAGCACAAATGTCAAAACAAAGACAATTATTGCGTAGTGCTTTTATTCAAGCTTTAAATCAAGTTATAACAGAAGGCACTCAAGATGTGGGTGAAGAAATTGTTGAATCTGTAAGAGAAGATATAAAACCTCGTGTTGAAGAAGTTACAGAAAGAGTAACTGAATCTGTAAGACCAGAAACACAAGGTGGTCCAGAAGTAGAAAGAGATGAAAGAGCTGTAGAAATACAAACTCCTCGAATACCTATACCTTCTCCTCAAGAAATATCTTTACGCGGTCCAGCAATGGATTTATCTTCAGGTAATATAGAACGAGATATTGCACTTGGAGCTGCGGGAACGAATCCGACAACACAAGCACTATTAAGAGCAAGAGGCAGAGCATAATGGCAGAAAATAAAACAGGAATAGGTGGATTATATTCAGGCGGTTATGGCCCCTACATGACACGAACAGACGCTCAATTTGTTAGAAGACCAGCTCAGAATTTTATGACTGGTCAAAATCTTCAGAACCCTCCATTGGACATTTTTGATGTTACGATGAATCCCGATCAATTCTTTGGCGGTTCAGGAACTGGAACATTTAATCAACAATTTGAAGGAAGCGTACGACGTCCTGGATTAGGATCAGGTAATCCTAATTTAGGAGATCCAACCTTTGGTGGTGGGACCGTCCCAGGTGGCGGGGGAGCCGGGAACACCGGCGGGGGAGGATCTGGAGGTTCTGGAGGAGGCTCTGGCGGCGGCGGAGGTGACGGCGGAGGTGACGGCGGCGTCATCATAGGCCCCGGACCAGGCGGAGGTGGTGATGTTGATTTAGAATTACCCGTAGTTAAAGGGCCTGGGACTGGTGAACAAATATTAGGACTGTTGATTTCAGCTGGTTTGGGGGCTGTGATGCCAGGAGTTATTGACAAATTATCAAGTGGAATGGGTTTTGGTGATTTATCAACAGAAGAACAAATTAAAATTAATCAAGCTTTAAATCAAACTGGCTATGATATGAGCGCTAATTTAACGAATATTATTGATAGTAAAATAGATCCAATAATTGAAAACAATATTGAAACTAAATTTGAAGAAGATTTATATGATAATTTAGAGCCTGATGACGATATATTTGGAGCAGATGATAATTATACACGTTTAGATGACATGACAAATGCGGCCATAGATAGTATGTTGCAAGCAGAGGAAGATAATCTTGGTCCAACAGAAAAAGTAACTGTTTATGAATTAGATGATCCTACTTCTTTTACGGGTGATTTAACAAATTTAGCTGGAGACAGTGTAGAGTTTATTACAGGAACTGGTGCAGGCGTAGATAGACAAGGTAATGTTTATGTTGAAGAGGTAGAAACAACTGCTGACGCAAGTCAAGTAGAAGAAATGAATCAGTTAGAAGATGATCTTAAAGAAGCGGGTTATAGTGATAAAGATATTTTAAATATTCAAGGTAATGACACTCTTTATCAATCTTTATTAAGTAAGGTTATAGGTGTAGACGCTTTAGATTTTCTTATAGGCGGAGACAAAGGAAAAATACCAGTAGTAACAGATTATGAAGTTGAGAATTTTGTAAGTGGTGGTGACGAATTAGATGTAGGGACACCACAAGATAATGAAGATATTTTTAGTTTAGAAGAATCGTCTAGTGATGATTTTATGTCCGATGAAAATTTAATAATGGATGAAGCTGGTAATTTTTATAAGAAAAATTCTTTAGGAAAATTAGTAAAAATAACTCCGTCAATAGCATCCGGCATAACAACTCTTGGATTAGGTGATCCGTCTAATGTTAACGAAATAGTTAAAATATTGGATCCGTTAGAATTTACTGAGGCAGGCGCTTCAAATATAGCTGGTGAAGGAACTGGAATTTTTTATAATGATCCCGGTATGACGAAAGCAGAAAGCCTTATATCATCTCTGGGAGATTCCTCAAATTATACTTTAAATGAAGCGGGAAATTATGTAAATAAAACTACAGGAAATGCTATTTCTTCTGGGGAATATAATGATTTAATAGGAGCTGAAGAAACTTTAGATGCAGCTGATGAGGGCGGAGGTATATTTGATTTCCTCAGTAAAGGCGGCGGAGATGTAGCTGGTTATAAAGGCGGTTTAAATGTTGGAGAAGGAATATCTGTTGCTATATCAGCATTACAACTAGGTAAAGCTATTAAAGATGGAGATCCTGTAGGCATGGCATCCGGTACATTTGGAATTATGGCTACTTTAGCAGGTATTGGAGGATTACCTGGAATAGCAATAGGGATGGCTCCAGCACTTATAAGTATGTTATCTGGAGGCCCAGAACCTTATACAGTTGGAACTGAAGCTACCGTAAGAGATGATGGATATGTAGATATTAAACCTGTATATGACGGAGGTCGTGAAATTGATACAGTAAAAACATTGGTGGGATCTGCTGACAAAGTAAATAGCATTATCTTCCAAGCTAAATTAGAGGGAATAGATGTTGGTATAAATGATGAAGGAGCAAAAGCTATTTCTGATGCTACTACATTTACAAGTATGCCGGGAGGAAAAGAGAAAAGTGGTGTTGGATACGTCGGCCAACAAATTGAAGGGTTAGGCGGTTCAGATGCTGTTGCTACAAACGCTCTTATGAAAGCTATTGAAGTTGGTGGAGTAACTGGAGATGTTGAGGCTTTTTCAGAAATAGTAAATAGAGAAAAACCTGATGCATTTGATGAAGGCGGATGGGGTAAACTAAATAACCAAATAGATCTTATTAATAACGCTGTTGATAGTGGATTAATTCCAGACGCTACAAGAAATTATGGAAGACCAGATAATGTTGTTGGATATAGAAATCCAGATTTTGATAACTTATATGATGACGCTGGCACTCCAGATGATTTTAGTGATGATGACTTAATATTTGCACAACCATTCTCCAGCCAAGCATTATCTCAAGCACCTGGACTTCAAAATATTAGTTTAGGAAGTGACGAAGAAGTTGCTAAATTTAATGCAATGATTGAAGCTAACAGAAAAGCTGATGATATCACTGAAGTTATAGCAAACTTACAAGGCGCTGGTTATGATGGATTTGCCGATTACTTTGTTGATGAATTAGATAAAAGAAACGAAGGATCTATTTAAGACGGCGTAGATAAACCTATCGATTCAATACCAGTGACAGAAACCTCTTCATCTTCACCAAACTCATTATTCCATTGAAATTTAATTAATTGATTTAAAACAGATATTTGTGTCTTACCTGAATGCTTGGCCATAATTCTTAAACGAGCTAAATCCTCTGTATATATTCTAGCCGTGGAATAGTTTTTTTCTTTTTTGTTTTCTGCCATGTTACTCTCCTTAAAACAGTTTACATTATATATATATTGTATCAGTTTACAAGATTACAAAAAAAATATTTTTTTTTACTTGTATTACAAATGTAAACGATATATAAAAATCAAAACGGTGAAAAAAATCGCCAACTTATTAACTACTTATAAAGGATTAAAAAATGCCAAAAAATTGCAACAAGTTTAGTAAACTAAAAATTAACGAACTGTCAGAACAAGAGGTTGTGGAAAATCTTTTCCTTCTTACTCAACAACAAAGAGAAGATAGAGATACTGCCTCTAAACTCAGGAGTGCCTTAAATAGATATGATGGGCAACGCTTGATGGCACGGCTGCAAGACGATGGAGTGGATACCGGAACGAGAACCTTCGATCACGTTGATGGTTTCAAAGTTGAAGCCTCACTCACTCCAAAAGTACAATGGGATCAAGAACTGCTTTCTAAAGCATTAGATGATCTACAGCAGAAACACGGAAGTGATGCTGCTAAACATTACGCTGATGTAAAATTAAGTGTGAGCGAACGCAATTATAAACACGCTCCTCCTGAGATTAAAACTTTACTTCAAAAAGCACGAACAGTTGTAGTGCCTGATGAAGCGTCTTTTAAAATCACTGAAAACAAGGGAGAATAACATGGAAATAATTTCAGCTAATGAAAGATTAAATGCCGATTATGGTGCCAAAGTAATGTTACTTGGCGAACCCGGTATTGGTAAAACAACACAGCTACTATCATTAAATCAAGAAAGAACATTGTTCTTAAATATTGAATCTGGTGATTTATCTGTTCGTAACTTTAAAGGGAAAACTTTAGAGCCAAGAGATTGGCAAGACTGTAAAGATATTGCAGTCTTATTAGGCGGACCAGATCCAGCTGTTACGGTATCAACCGGAAGTTACAGTCAAGATCATTATAAGAGAGTGGCTGCGAAATACCCAGATTTTGCAAAAGAAATTCAGGATGGTAATTTATATGATACTTTATTCGTAGACTCTATCAGTGTAGCATCTCGATTATGTTATAAATGGGCAGAGCAACAACCGGACGCTCAAACAAAAGGTGGCACTATAAACACTATGAAAGTTTATGGGCATCTAAGAGTTGAGTTAGTGACTTGGTGTACTCATTTACAACATATAAAAAACAAGAATGTAATTTTTGTAGGCATTCTTGATAAGAAAAAAGATGAGGCGGACAGAGACTATTATGAAATACAATTAGATGGTTCTGCGCGTAACATCATTCCGGGTATTGTTGATGAACAATTATGTTACATCACGATACCTGATCCTAACCAAGATCCAAATCAACCTAAAAAAATGATAAGAAAATTTGTCTGTAACAGAGACAACATTTGGGATCTACCAGCTAAAGATCGTTCTGGTAAATTAGAGCTTGTAGAAGAGGCTCATTTAGGCAATGTGCTAGTAAAAATAACAGATAATAAACAATATACAAATCAGGAGAAATAATATGAATATGAATTTATCAGAAGTAAATACTCAAACAACCGCAACTACAAACGAAAGGGTTTTAATAGCGGATAAAACTATAGTACCCGTAAAATTAACATTACAAGATCCAAGTAAAAATGTTGATGAAGCTGGCTCGCCCCGAAAACCTGAGCAAATTGTTCCGAATAATCCTTATGAACATTATTCCTCTCAACAAACAGGCGATAACAGAACTCGATATTTAAGAGCAAGATTTGATGTAATTGCCGGACCAAATGAAGGATCTAGTTTTTGGCAAAACTTTACTGTCTTTCATGCAGATCCTAATAACATAAGTTTAGATATAACAAGAGAAAATTTAAGAGCTTTTGTATGTTCTAATCATAATATTTCTTGGAAAGATGATTCACCTGAAGCTGGTAAATTATTTAATCAAGTGGGTAATGGATGGGATTTTTTAAACGGACTTCATGCTGTTGTAAAAGTTAAACTACAGCCGGGAAATTTAAAAAATGATGGTTCTGGTGATAAGTGGCCTGATAGTAATGAGATATCTTACATACATGCTTTAGATAGAGGTACGGATATTTATTATCAATATTCTCAGGCTTTTGGCATTATGCAAGGTCAAGCTGCTCCGGCACCTCAACCAGCACAACAGCCGGTTCAAGAGCAAGTAACACAAAATGTTCCTCCAGCTCAACCAGCTCAACCAACATCAGATAAACCTGATTGGATGAACCCATAGGAACAATTATGGAATTAAGTAAAAATATACTTACTAAAATAGGTACTGTAATAAAACTTAGTGAAGAAATTCATAATGAATTACTAGAATATAATGAAAACAATCCGAAACACTTTAAAGAAAGCAGAGGTAGAAAAAAGTTTAGTGCTAAAGCCGATCTAATTTTACAATTAAAATCTGAAGGCAATTTAACTAATGCTCAAATTGGTAAGGAAGTAAATTGTTCCAATCAATATGTATCTCAAATCATACGCAGATCTGCGAATGGTACAAAGTAAGTTTCGCAAGAACTCTAAGGGGGGCGCTCCAGGTTATGTTGACAATCTTAACATTAAAGCCTCCCTTAGAAACCTAAACATAACAAGCACGGGATTAAGGAGTTGCTCCTCGTGTCATAGCATAGGACATCATGGTTTTGGTAAATCAGATGTTTTTAACAAAGATATGAAATGGTTTTGTTGTCCTATGTGTCTCGCAAAAGAAGGAGTGAAAATGAAATATAATTGGAGGGATAGAGAGCCTGATTTCGCAACAGTCGATATGGGCCATTTACCAGATGCATTAAAAGAATGCTTATCTGAAGTTTTTAAATTTTTAGAAGAAAAAAATTTTTTAAAAAAAACATTACATGAATTTAGTAAGGAAGAAATATTTGATTTAATTTATAATTTACATATGATTTTTAAATCTAAAGAGCCAGAGGCTTTTATAACTTTTCATAAAGATGTTATTGATGATTGGTTTGTTAAAAAATATGAGAAACCTTTTACCAAAGAAGAAGAAGAAAAAATAGATGATGTGGAATTTGATGATCCAATACCATTTTAGGAGCTTTAAATGTGGAATCTTTCAACCGTCCCAAATGAGGGAGATGTTTCTGATCGTATTAACCCATATGTTAATCACGCATTAGAATTAAAAAACAAAGACGAACCGATACGAGGGTACATAGGCGGTTCTAATATAGGAACAGCATGTACACGAAAATTACAATATCATCTCGAAGGACAACCTAGAGATGAAAACAATCCTTTAAAAGGAAATACATTACGAATTTTTCAAGCCGGGCATACTTATGAAGAAATGCTTACCTTATGGCTTAGGAATGGCGGCTTTGATTTAAGAACGCATGATAGAAAAGGCAGACAATTTTCTTTTGATACCGCAGAAGGAAACATAAAAGGTCATGTTGATGGAATTGTTGCCGGCGGACCTTTAGGAATTAAATATCCCATGTTATGGGAGTGTAAGAGTGCTAACGATAAAAATTTTAAATCGTTTCAACGCAAAGGTGTAGCACGACATAATATTTTATATCATTCACAAATTGTTGTTTATCAATACTATATGAACTTGATGGAACACCCGGCTTTATTTTCCGTGGTAAATAAAAACACGCAAGAATTGTATCATGAGTTAGTGCCTTTTGATTCTAAACTTGCACAAGAATGTATTGACAAGGCTGTGTTAGTAATAAAAGCGACAAAAGTAAAAGAGAGACTTCCCCGTATTGCATTTGAGAGGGATCACTTTTCTTGTAGGTTCTGTGATTTTCAAACGCATTGTTGGGAGACGGAAAGTGAACTTTGATCTACGACATGTAAAGACAACTGCTGAAGCCCCGCCTCAACAAGACTTTGATTTAGATAGATTTAAATCTCAATGTCAGTCGAGATTACCTCATATACTTCAACATCTACTACCTAATGGTAAAATTAAGGGAGAAGAGTTTGTATGCGGTGATTTATATGGTAGCCCCGGAGATTCTTGTTCGTTTAGTTTAAATAAAAACACGCCTGGCTTAGGCGGAGAGTTTAACGGCGGCAAAATGTTCGGAGACTTCATAGATCTATGGCAACATGTAAAGAATTGTGATTTCCAAGATGCGGTAAAAGATATTGGAGATTACATAAGTGTACAGACATCGCGCAAGCCGGTGCAAAGCGTGGCGCCAGCCACGCGCGAGGTCGTGAGTTCTAAAAAGCATATATATAAAGATGAGAATAATGAAGTCATCTGTTATGTAATGCGAAAAGAATTTAAGGGTGGAGATAAGACATTTTATCCTGTGCTTCCCTCGGGAGAGAAAAAGTTCCCACAAGTTCGTCCATTATATAATCGCGAGAACATTGCAACATGTTCTACTGAAGATATGATTGTATTAGTGGAGGGAGAAAAGTGTGTGGACGCTCTTAGGGAAGTTGGTATTACAGCTACTACAGCTATGGCTGGATCGAATGCACCTGTTTCCAAGACCGATTGGTCCCCCTTAGATGGGCGTAATGTTGTTATATGGCCAGACAATGATGAGTCTGGTTTGAAATATAGCACTGCCGCAGCATCGCATCTTTTAACTTTGTGTAATACTGTTCGGGTTTTACAACCGGAGCAAGGAAAGCCAAAAGGATGGGACGCAGCAGACGCTATCGCTGAAGGATTCGATATTGAGTCCTTTCTTTATAAGAAAGATACCGATGTAAAGATTATCAATCTTCTCGATGATAGTCTATCGGTTTCTCAATATAAGGAAGGTCAAGCTCCTCAATTTGAATACCTTCTGGATAACACATTACCCCGAGGTGTCGCTGGCGTCATCGCTGCCGCCGGCGATACCGGTAAAGGTATGTTAACTTTAGATTTAGGATTAAAGCTTGCCTATGGCAAAGTGGGATATGATACAGCTTTCGATGCAACACTGAGACAAAATGGATCTGTGGTTATGTTAACGGCTGAGGACGAAGCTGCGGAGATCCATAGAAGAATAGAGGGTGTTGATTTTGACGGCAGACGCTTTTCTGAAACGGGATATGATTTAAAAATATTACCCTTTCCTAATTATGGTGGAGTAAGACCAATTGTTATTCCAACAAGAAAAGGATTTGAGGCCACGGAAGAGTGGGAAGAGATTATAGCACAAATAAAGAAGATTGACGATTTAGTTCTTGTAGTCATAGATCCATTAGCATCATTTGTTTATGTTGATATTAATGCGGATCCAGCAGCCGGAGCATTTGTTACGGGACATTTCGCAAGACTTGCAGCCGAGACGAATGCAACATGGCTCTTGGTACATCATATGGCAAAAATGGATATGAAGAACCCGGTAACAACACCTGAGCATGCACGAAACTTAATTCGTGGTACTTCAGCTATTGTAGATGGTCTTCGATTTGCATTTGCATTATGGACTCCGCCAGAAAGTGAAATGAAACATTTATGTAAAATGCTTCGGATAGATTTTAAAAGAAATAAAATCGTTAACGGTGCTGTTGTGAAGAGTAATGGACCAGCTGATCGAGAGATCCGAACATTTGTCAGAAACTCGCATAGTGGATTACTTGAAGGGCGTAGCTCAGATCTTCAACTTGCACGCCGTGGTAGAGATTATGAATTAGATGAATTAATTCTATGTATTAAACAAGCTGCATTGGAGGGTAAACCTTTCACCCAAACAGGCAAAGCTAATGGTATTGGTCATCATAAAGAAAGACTAACACCAGAATTACAAGAGAAAGGAATAAACCATTTAGAGAAAATGGTGCAAACTTTAATTGATCAAGACAAAATTGTAAAAGCATCAGCGCCAGGAATGAAACCACGCGTCTGGCTCGATATTCCTGACGGACCTTTTGCAACGGGACTTGGAGAATTTGAGCCGGGATCCTAATATGAATGTAAAATATATCATAACAATTGAAATTGAAATGAAGGAAAAAACTCCTGATTGGAGAAAATGGAAAGATATAGAAATTATTGGGATGGATCCCCCGAAGATTTTTGATATTAAAAATTTTAACATTACCTCTTTAGTTAAAAATTTAGAAATAGTATGTAAGAAATACTTAATAAAAGGAGATAAGGCAGAATTTAATGTAGATGTAAGCGAAATTAGCCTAAAAGACGATTTAAACTAATTTAAAGCGATTACAGACGATTTGAGTATTTATGGACTTGTAGTATATACTAATCACCTAAAGCCAAGGATAGACGATTTATGGAAGAAAATTTATTAAAATGGGATGGTTTTAATTCAGCAATCATCGGTATAGGTGAAAGATCTGGGTTCCCGGAGGTTATTGTCTATGATTACTACAAAATGGTCGAAATCTACATGGAAGATCACGCAGCAAGCCAAGAAGAGGCAGAAGATTTTATCGACATCAATATTGTCGGTCACAATATAGGAGAGCGTACTCCTATTATTATTAAAACCGGTCCAGAGGGAATAGATCACCCGGAAGATACGCAGCTGGACATTAACTTTGAAATGGAGAATTAAATGAACATTGTTTATACAATACGAAATTTTTTATGTTTCCGCTGGTTATGGAAAGAGAGTAAAGATACAAAAATTTTAAAAAGCGTCATGCATAATTGGGATCTGTTTGGTGACAAGATGGAACTGAGCTTACCTGAATTTGCCAAACGCATGGAGACTCTGAGGATCCAATATTATGGCAAACCACGCGACATACCGCATGAATTTGACGATGATGTAAACTAAGCAAACTAGACATCTTTCTCAAATGTGTGTAGTTTTGCATGGGTGAGTAAGAAGAGAAAAACGAACCAAAAACAATTGGGCCGTATGGGCGAATTGTTGGCTGCCCTAGAGCTAGAGGGAATGGGGTACGAAACCTCCCTTGTAGACGCCCCCGGCTACGACCTGATTGTCAATTATAATGACAGACCATTACGGATCCAAGTAAAGAGCGGCCATCCTTTTGCGAAGAACGCAACATCAAAAACAAAACGCTATACATATCAAACGAATGTGGGTGCGGAAAAGCGCCCGCTAGGGCGCGCGAGTGCGGATGTATTATGTGTAGTAGCATCAGATCTTAGAAAATGTTTGTTTATAATCGTTCCAAAGAAGGGATTTGCTACAAGCTTAAAGATGTATCCATCTGCTTTTGCAGAAGATAATATAATGCAAGAGTCTTGGGAAAAGTGTTTAAAAAAATTGGCCCCTAGTAGAGAGGAAACTAGGGACCGTTGTGGCTGCAATCGTGGTTAGGTTTAATGTTATTTAAAGGGAGTTAAAAAACATTAGATGAGTCCTTCGTCCACTTAATACTAGATGTAGTTCAATACGAAGTGTTCGTCAAGATGTTGATTGTGCAATAATGCTTAAAAATGCCACAATACCTAACATTGCAATTAAATAAAATTCAAGAAATGTCATATTCGCCCTCCTTTTCTGTTTCAATAGCTCTCTTCTTCCTTGTGCCGCAAGTTATAGAATAATCTACAGACAGAAGGCTGACCTCCACTCCAACATTGGATAAGTGAAAAAGTGCGGATATAAACGCACTCAATATGTTAATCCTAAGTGAGCGATAGTGTAATTTACTCGAAAAGAGCCTTCCTCAAAATAACCTCCTATTATCTTTTAGAGGGAACGAAGGCTTCAAAAGATGAGAAAACGGCTTGTGCTATCTTCTTGGCTGTATCAAAATTATCAAAACTTAACTGTACCTTGTTAGCCTTGCCGCTTTCTATCTCCAGAGTGGTTGGTAAAGAATGATAGAACCTCATCGTATCTTCTTTTGCCGGTATTATGACCGTTACCTTTATTTGTCCTGCCTCCTTGGTCCATTGTAATCCGTCTTTTACCTGGTCTTCAATGTAACCTAGTTCCTCTAATGTTTTGTGTACTTGCGTACTCATATGCATAATCTCCATATTTTTTTATGTAATTTCTATATTGACTTTAACTTTTTTTTGATTTATTCGCGCAACTGCATAATTTAGGTTGAACCGCTTGTTCTTTCCTTATATTGGCTACAGTTATAGCGTTTCCGGCCTGGCTGATAAGTTGAATTAAACTATCAAGATCCATAGGAATTTTTATACAATCTTTATTAGCATTACTAACTATTAAATATTCGCTATTAATGCTGACAAATTTCATTTCATCCATACCTTTAGTGTCCACTGTAATTCTCCTCTTCTATTTGATTCTCTACAAAAGATTCAGCATCTTCAAGTGTAGCTTTAGGGTTTTTCTTTCTATATTCTTCCACACGGCGATCAAACTGTATTTGCTGTTGTTCGATTACCCAATCTGTAAATTTAACGCCCATTTCTTCTCTCCCTTACTTCTAAAAATATAACTAATGACACTAATATCAGCATAAACCAAAAGACTGTTTCAATGACAAACCAATTATAATTATAAATAAATTCATCATATGACTCAGCTATTTGTTCCTCATCTACAGTAAAATTATTAAGTTTATTTATTAGAGAATGTATCCAATCTATCACAGCCCGGCTCCTCTACATATAATGATATTGGATCCCCATCACTATTGTATCCAGGACCAATATAAACCGGGACACAATCTTTTTCTTCTTCCTCTTCAGCAGCCAATAAAATAAGGTTAGATGCAACTACCCACATCGCTATCTTTTCCCATGACTGCGCGCGAGCATTGTTAGATAAAATAATTATCATACTAAAAAAGATTAGTGCGATAATGCTTTTCCACCACCAATCATTCATGATTTTCTTCCTCCAAAAACTGCACACACTCTTGTATTTTCTCGTTTTTTTCTCGTGCTGCTTTAACATCTCCTATAACAATAATAAATGCCATAACAACAAGACCAACAAAATACATGCTTAATTTTTCATACCATGTAAATAACGGTTCTCTTTTCATTTTTATTTCCCCCATACTTTTGTTTTTGTTCCACCATGATACTCAACAGCGTGGCCCTCACTGATAAGGAGCTGACAAATGTCCTGACCATCTTCTGTATATGGTATCGCTAATATTCTGCCATACTTTCCCACGCCTAATGATTTAAT